GGTGCCAGTAGAATATTACCTGGATTGGGTGCCGCGGTAGGTGTTGGATCCAGTGCGGCCATGTTGGGCAACGAAGACACACGTACAGCAGGAGCCTTAGGATTAGGTGGGGCAGGAGCAGGTGCACTGGCAGGATTTGCCCTTGGAGGCCCTATAGGTGCATTGATAGGCGCAGGACTTGGATCAATAGTTGGACAAGGTGCAGGTGCCTTGATAGAAAGCAGGCAAGTAGGAACTTCTGGAGTGACTGGACAACTGTTTGAACCAGCGGATTCCATAATAAAAGTCCATGAAGGCGAAAGAGTTTTGAATACTGCGGAAACAAATGCGGTGAATAATTTCAGCACAGCGGAACTAGAAGCAAAAATGTCAAATATGGTAAATGCATTAACTGAAGCAAACAAGAATCTACACAATATGACAACCGGCGTAAATACGCTTATTGCAGTAGAAAGTAGGAATTTAAAAGCAACAGAAAAGATCGCTAGAAAAAATAACGATCAAATTGGCATAGTTGGATAGTTTAGGTTGCTAAAATGAGGAAAAGATTGTAATATAACGTATGGCTTGGAAAAAATATTTTAAAGACGCAAACTTATCGCCAATATCTGGCGAAAAAGTTCCAAATTTTGCAAAGAGAAACTATTCATCTTATCTACCTGATGTCTACACAGGACATCCAAACAGAATTCAGAGATATTTCCAGTATGACCAAATGGATTCGGATTCAGAAATCAATGCGGCACTAGACATACTTGCAGAATTTAGCACACAGCGTAATCAAGAAAACGAAACTCCATTTGATATCGTATTCAAAGACGAAACCACAGAACACGAAGTGAAACTTTTGAAGAAGGCTCTCCAACAGTGGACAAAATCAAATAAACTGAACAAAAGAATTTTTAGAATATTCAGAAATGCTTTAAAATACGGAGATTGTTTCTTTGTTAGAGATCCGGAAACTTACAAATGGCTTTACATCGACAATGCTAAAGTTGACAGGGTGATTGTCAATGAATCAGAAGGCAAAAAACCTGAACAGTATGTGATCAGAGATATCAATCCAAACTTACAAAGACTATCAGCGACACAGATCACACCAAACCAAACTTATGGTGGCGGTGGAACAACAGGTGGAGGTACTGCGGCATACGGATCAAGTTATGCCAACGCTGGAGCAACCAACAACATGACAGGATTTGCACAGGCAACAGGCGGCAGATTCTACAGAACAATGAATGCCTACAACATAAACGCAGAACACGTGGTGCATATGAGCATGTCAGACGGAATGGATAACCTATTTCCTTTTGGACAATCTGTATTAGAACAAGTTTTCAAAGTTTACAAACAAAAAGAATTATTAGAAGATGCAATAATAATTTATAGGGTACAAAGAGCACCTGAAAGAAGAGTGTTTTACATCGATGTAGGTAATATGCCAACACACTTGGCAATGCAATTTGTTGAAAGAGTCAAAAACGAAATAAACCAAAGAAGAATTCCAAGCACATCAGGTGGTGTCAACTACATAGATGCAACTTACAATCCAATGAGTATCAATGAAGATTACTTCTTCCCACAGACGGCAGAAGGAAGAGGATCAAAAGTTGACACACTACCGGGTGGTACAAACCTAGGTGAGATAGATGACCTTAAGTTCTTTACAAACAAACTGTTTAGAGGTTTGAGAATTCCAAGTTCATACTTGCCAACAGGACCAGATGATTCACAACAACAGTACAACGATGGAAGAGTAGGAACTGCGTACATCCAAGAATTAAGATTCAACAAATATTGTGCAAGATTACAAAGCATGTTGAACCCAACTTTTGATGAAGAGTTCAAATTATGGATAAAAAGTAAAGGTTACAACATAGACAACGGAATGTTTGAACTAAAACTTAATCCACCACAGAACTTTGCACAATATAGACAGACAGAAATGGATCAGCAACGTATACAATCATTCACACAGGTGGCTGAATTGCCATACATGAGTAAAAGATTTGCACTTAAAAGATTCCTCGGACTCACAGAAGAAGAAATGGCTAGAAATGCTGACCTTTGGGCAGAAGAAAACAATGTGCCACAAGGTAAGAAAACCAAATCTAATCAGTTACGTGGTGCTGGAGTTACACAGGCAGGTATTGCAAGTGACCTAGACCAGTTTGCTGAACCAACAGCAGAGCCAGATTCTCCTAGTCCAGAGCCAGGAGGTACAGGAACACCTGGACAAACGCCAGGAGGCGGAGGTACTGTACCAGGTGGAACAGGCGGAGGAACACCTGCATAAGGTTAAATACTGAAAATGAAACTATTAGAATTCTTTACATACACAGCAGATGGCTTCGAACAAGACAAAAACTACGAGCCAAACAATGATATTTCTGTTTTAGATAAAGATGACACTAGGAAAACACGGTTAACACTCAAAGATATCAACTCAATGAGACTTGCATCGGAAGAACATGATGCACAGCAAAAGGAAGAAGCAAAATTTGTCCAAAAGATGTACGGACAACCAGCCGCGGACGATAACTTACAGTTATAATGTCAAACCCAGCATTCGTACTAGGAAACGGTGAATCACGTAAGGGCATAAAAGTGGCCGATCTACAAAAATTTGGCAAGGTGTATGCCTGCAATGGTGTGTATAGGACCGAAACACCTGACTACTTGATAGCAGTTGACCCCAAGATGATACTGGAGATAGCCGAGGGAGACTATGTGATCAACCATTCTGTATGGTCAAACTTCAATGCACAATATAATAAAAACCCAAAAGTGCTACAACACGTGCAATGGTTCAAGCCTAGTTTAGGTTGGAGCAGTGGTCCTACAGCGTTGAGAATGAGTTTGGAACACGGGCACAAGGAAGTTTACATACTAGGATTTGATTATCAAGGGCATTCTATCCCTGAAAAAGGCAATAGATTCAAATTTAACAACCTTTTCAAAGACACAAGAAACTATAAAAGAAGTAAAGATGACGCAACATTCTATGGAAACTGGTTGAACCAGACAAAACGTTGTGTGCAAGACTTCAAAGAGACAAAATTCTATCGTGTGATACCTAAAGGATGGTTTACACCAAAGGATCTCAACTGGAATGACAATGTAGAACACATAACAACTGAAGATTTTTGCTCAAAATTCAATATTGAAATCAAGAAATAGCAAAAACACACATTTTGCGCCACTAATACCGCCGTTTTTACGCTTTTATCGTAAATAATAACACTTATAAGTACAAATCGAATGCATTAAAAGGAGCACGTGTAATGAACAATAAGTTTGAACAATTACTAGAACTTTTAATCAACGAAGAACAAGACAAAGCGGAAGCATTATTCCACGAAATCGTTGTAGAAAAGTCTAGAGACATCTATGAAAATCTTGCAGATTCAGAAACAACAACTGAAGCAATGCATGATAAAAAAGATAAAAAAGACATGAAAGAAGACGAAGTTGCTGAAACTTCAGAAGAGTCTAAAGAAGAAGCAGTAGAAGAAACTACTGAAGAATCAAAAGACGAAGAAGTTAAAGAGACTTCAGAAGAGTCTAAAGAAGACGAAAAAGTTGACGAAGTTGTAGAAATCGAAGATGAAACAACTGACGAGTCAGAAAAGTCTGAAGAAGAGTCTATCGAAGAAGTTGGCGGTGACGCAACTGATGAATTAGTAAAAGACATCAGTGCAGATGAAGAAGGCGCTAAAGCAGAGATGGACATGGACGGCGATAAAGCCGCTGATGACATGGGTAAAGACATGGACATGGACGGTGATAAAGACGCAGAAGACATGGAAGACAGAGTAGTTGACTTGGAAGACGCTTTAGATGAACTAAAAGCAGAATTCGAAGCGATGATGAGCAAAAAAGACGGTGATGATGAAGACAAAGACGAAGCCGTTGAAATGCCAGCAGAAGAAACTCCTGCAGAAATGCCATTGGAAGGTAAGCAGACAGAAGCGATGCACAAAGACAAAGGCATGAAAAAAGAGGCTATGCACAAAGATAAGAAAAAAATGGATGAATACAAAATCCAAAAAAGTGCAGACACAGCCGACCATTCAGACAAAGGTGCAAAATCACCAGTGAAAGACGCGGGTAACACGTTACCAAAAGGTGGTGACAACATTGCCAAAGGCGGCGCAGACGAAACTGGAAGACCGGCACCAACTGCTGAAAAAATGAAGGATTTCGAGAACAGTCCAGGTAAAGACAAATCTTCTTCTTACAAGAAGCAAGAGAAGGCTAACACTGCTGACGGTTCAGACAAATCTGCAAAATCACCAGTTGCTTCAAAGTAATTGTTGATTAACAGGAGTTTGGAATGTCACTATACTTGAGAGAAAATCTTACATTTGATCAAGCCAGAGTACAGATATTGCACGAAGGAGAACACGGCAAAGATTTGTACATGAAGGGAATCTGTATTCAAGGGGGCATTAAGAATGCTAACCAAAGGATCTATCCAGTAAACGAGATAGGTAAGGCGGTTAAGACACTTAATGATCAGATCGGATCAGGATATTCTGTATTAGGTGAAGTAGATCATCCAGACGATTTAAAGATTAATTTGGACCGAGTGTCACATATGATTACTGAAATGTGGATGGACGGTCCAAATGGATATGGCAAAATGAAAATTTTGCCAACACCGATGGGTCAACTTGTCAAAACGATGTTGGAATCAGGTGTGAAACTAGGCGTATCCAGTAGAGGAAGTGGTAACATTTCTGAATATGGAAGCGGCGAAGTTTCAGACTTTGAGATCATCACGGTTGATGTTGTGGCCCAACCTTCGGCACCGGGTGCTTACCCAACGCCAATATACGAGCATTTGTTAAACACAAAGGGCGGTATGAAAGCAAAGGGTCTGGCGGCTGAAGTGCGAAATGACCAAAAAGCACAAAGGTATCTAAAAGATGCCCTAACAAACATAATAAAGGACCTAAAATAAAATGATTGATGCAATATCAAAACTAGTTGAGTCAGGTGCAATATCAGAAGATGTACAAAAGAGCATCCAAGAAGCATGGGATTCAAAAGTTAAAGAAAATAGAGAAACAGTAGGTGCTGAATTAAGAGAAGAGTTTGCAAAAAGATATGAACACGACAAAGCAAACATGATCGAGGCTATCGACAAGATGATGACAGAGAAATTACAAGAAGAAATTTCAAAGTTTGTTGAAGATAGAAAAGCACTTGCACAGGAAAAAATTGCTTACAAAGAAAACGTAGGCAAACATTCTGGTAAATTGCAAGAATTTATAATGCAAAAATTATCGGAAGAGTTAAAAGAACTACACAGCGACAGAAAAGGTGTACATGAAAACTTTAAGAAAATGGAAGAGTTTGTAGTAAACGCTCTTGCAAAAGAAATTAAAGAGTTCCATGAAGACAAAAAAGGCGTTGTGGAAACGAAAGTCAAACT